AGGCCCCTACCGTTCCTGGGGAACGCGAAGCTGCAGTCTATGCTGTCTTCGAAAAACTCATCCTGCGCGCCAAGCGCGGTGACTTCGCCGGTACCGGCGCGCCGCACACTGCTGTGCTGGCCAAAGAGCTGGGCTGGGACCTCGACGCCAAAGAACGTGACGTGCTCTGGCAGAAGTTCCAAACTGATAAGGCCGCGTAATGACCACCACAGACCTGCTCGCGCTGTTTCGCTCCGAGGTCTTCGACCTAGAGCTGCCCTATCTCTTCAGCGACGCGCTGGTGTACGGCTATATCGACGACGCACAGAAGCAGTTCTGTCGTGATACCAACGGCATCGCCGACTCGCGTAGCTTCAAGCTGAAGATCGTGGCCAACACCGAGTGGTACAAGTTCAGCACCGACATTCTCAAGCTACGCGACGCCATCGACCAGGCCACCGGACTGCCCATGCCAATTGTGGCCGTTGAGAAGATGGCCGAGGAGAGCATGAAGTTCGACGGTACTGTCGGCACGCCCCGAGCCCTGATCTCTGGCCTAGAAGAGAACACTCTGCGCGTCTGGCCGGTACCAGACGCTCCCATGACCGTCGAGTTGCGCACTTTTCGCCTGCCCACCACAGTTGAGGCCGGCGACGATCTCGAAATCCCCGAGCAGCACCAGCGCAACCTGCTGCACTGGGTCAAGCATCGGGCCTACGACATTCAGGACACCGAAACCTACGACAAGAATGCCTCGGAAAAATTCAGGGCCCGTTGGGACGCCTACTGTGCCAAGGCCAGAGTCGAACAGAACCGTGTTCGCCGCCCCGTTGGCAACGTGAGCTACGGGGGCATCTGATGGGCCGCTACATCTTCAATATCCTCGTCGCCATCGACCTACTACTCGCGGCCATTTTCGGATGTAGGCGTAACGAGACTTTATCTGCAGCCGCCTACAGCACTGAGCTGGATGGCAAACTGGCGGGGCGCATCTTCAGGCCGATGATTGACTGGATCATGAGTTTCCGAGAAGCCGACCACTGCCGGGTGCAGTATGACTTTGAAAACCCAAAGAAGGAAAACAGCAATGGCTGAACGTGATGGCACATTTCAAGATCGACGCGCACCCGTAGAGACAAGCTGGCATCTCAAAAGAGAGATCAACATCAGCTTGATCATCAGCGTCGTTAGCATTGCAATAACGATGGTGATGGGCTACGCCGACATCAAAAAAGAGATCGCTCTGATACAAGCCGACGTAGGTGTTCTGCACCAGCAAGACGTCAGACAAGTGGAAGCGATGCACAGTGGTCTTGAGACAGTATCCGCCCAATATCTCAGGCTTGAATCCAAGCTGGATCGGCTGATTGAGCGTCAGAAATGAACGTTACCTCTGCAGATTTGGTACATATCACCGGCGCACGCATCGACCGGGCGCAGTTGTTTGCGCCGATCATCAACAACGCTGCTCCTGACTTTGACATCAACACCAAAGAGCGCATGGCAATGTTTCTTGCGCAGGTGGGGCATGAGTCTGGCGGACTGTATTGGCTGACAGAATTGTGGGGGCCAACAGACGCACAACTGCGATACGAAGGCCGCGTGGATTTAGGCAACACTGTGCCGGGTGACGGATCCCGGTATCGCGGACGTGGGCTGATCCAGATCACTGGACGGGCGAACTATGAGCGGGTCAGCACTGCACTTGCCACCGACTTTGTGAACGACCCAGAACAACTAGCAGAGCCTGAATATGCTGTACGCAGCGCCATGTGGTTTTGGCAGTCTCACGGCTGCAATCAGACCGCAGATGCTGGACAAATCGACCGCTGCACACGCATCATCAATGGTGGCTACAACGGCTTGGACGAACGGGTGGCTATGTACAACAAAGCCCAGCAGGTATTCGCATGAATTGCTTGGACTACGCACTGGACAAATGGGCCGACAACGGCGGCGGCTTAGTTCTGGTAGCATCGCGCCATTGGTGCATTCCTCACGTCCAACACAAGAGCAATGACGGAGTGTTGACAGAGTATCGCCCGCCAAGTGACCTGCCTGCGCCGTGGCATAGCTTGTTTGGTTTTGGCGGCTCTGTAGTCGAGATTCAAGAGCACGATCACCGCGCTCCGCAGAACACGACCTGCATGTTTCTTGGCATGTTGATCCTGTTAGCGCAGGGGGGTATTTGGGCAATAAAAAGGATGTTTAGATGAGCGGGTACAACCAAAAATGGTGACGGGCGCAACTGCAGAGCGATGCATTGCACACGGTCTGCAAGATCAGCTAGCGGCGCACCGTGTCGAGCTTGAACTGGTGTGCAAGGTAGAGACACAGCTTGCGGCCAAGCGCGTTAAAAACAAATACGACGATCTGATCAGAGGAGCGGAATATGTGGGACAAGATTAGAGCTCGCCTTAAAAGCAAGACCTACTGGCTAGCAATGGTTGGCTCAGTACTGACTGTGCTGGAAGTAAATAGCGGTTTGATCACACAGCTTGTCGGGTCTGATATGCGCCCATACCTGATTGCTTTTTGGCCCGTTATAATGCTGTTTGCGCGTGAGATTACGACCACGGCGTTGGGCGAAAAATGAACTTCACCCTCATAGCCAGCCTAATCAGCGCAGCCGTCGCCGGTTTTGGGTTGGCCTGGAGGCTTCAGACAGCAACTATTACACAGGTGGAGCTTGACAATGCAAACCAACGAATTAGCCTACAACGCAACGCTCGCCAAGCGATTGAACGCCAGCAAAGTGCGGTCGTCGTGGCACAAGATGCTGCTGCTCAACGCCGCCGTGATCTTGATGCTGTGCGTCGTGATAGCGATGTTGCTCTTGGTGGGCTGCGCGACGCAACAGCAGGTGCCCTGCGAGCCGCTGGCGAGTCCCTTGGGGCCTGCACTGCTCACGCCGCTACCGCCGGTGAGTTACTCAATCTCTGCGCAGCGAGATATACAGACGTGGCAGCAGCGGCTGACGGGCACGCCAGCGACATCAAAACCCTAACTGAGGCTTGGCCTCGTTAATTCTTACACCAAAGGAGCATCACCATGTCAGTAGTTTACCCAGACCCAACCAAAGTCGCCCGCATGAACGCCGTTGTCACCGCCATCGGTGCAGCCGGCAAATTGAAATTCTTCGCCGCCGACGGCACCACATTGTTGGCTACCTTCACGCTGGCGGCTACTGCTGGCACGGTGGCGGGCGCAGGTGTACTGACATTCTCCGACGCCAACGGCGCCACCGCCGGTATCCTGAACACCACGGCCTCCGCGGCGGGCACCGCAGCCAAAGCCAGCATCACCACCAGCGCTGATGTGGTGGTTGTCACCAACGCCCTGACGGTCGGCACCGCTGCCACCGACATCATCCTGGACAACAACGTGCTGACATCGGGCCAGGCCATCACGATCAACAGTGCTACTCTGACGCACGCTGTTTAAGCCATGATTACCCTCGCTGACATCACGGCCAAGGTAGACCCCGCTATCCTGGCGACTCACAACACGCAAGCCATCACTGACGCATTCAACGCAGGCCGCACAAAAGTACAGGCGCGGCTCGGCGGCATTGGCTTGGTGCTCGAGGCACTTGGCCCTGTGAATGGCGCTGCGCTGCTTGACGGGCTGGAAGCTATGGCCCCAACAGTACCTGCGCTCAAGTGGGCGTTTACGCTGATCAACCGGGGGGAGTTGGACTTTGGCTCTGTAGCAACGCGCGGCATGATTGACATGCTGGTGGCGCAAGGTGCCATTGCTGCACCGCTGGGCGCTGCGCTCAAAGCAACGGCTGAAGTGCCTGACCCGGTGAGCGCCTACGACATCACCGTCTGCGTACAAGACGACCAAGGTGTTTGGAGAATTTAGATGAATGCAAAGAAATTATCCAAGGCAAGAAACCTCGTGAATGTTCGACCGGATGGGCCTCATATTTGGTGCGTCGGTCGCATGACTGCTAACCAAGCCGTCTCCTTTAAATCAAACCCGTGGCAGATTTTCAAAGGGTCAGCTAAATGACAACCACCACCCAAGTACCAGCAGTCTTT